ACCTTGAAGCGCGCTGATCTGACTCGACGTTTGGAGCCCGCGGAGAAAGAGGATCGTGTGCGTCCGGGCCATCCGGTGCTGGCCCATCGCGCACTTGAGCCGTCGAATCCAGCGGATCATCCGCCCAGCCCCCCAGGCCCGCCGCCCAGGCTGCCATCGCCGCGAGACCGCCGCGCAGCCAGAAGCGCTCGCATGCGTGGGTCAGCGTTGCAGCGCGCGTCGGCATCCTCAAGCGCGGCGTCGATGCACTCATCGGAGAGCACGTCGTCGCGGCTGGCGTCCCAGGTCACGGCTCGCGCCGTGATCTGGCGATGACCGTGCATCGGCGAGCCCCGGCCAACGGTGACCTTGGCCCAGCCCTGGTCATCGTGGTCGAGGATGAAGAAAGCGCCCGTGCTGGCCTCGACGCGGACGGCCGGCACCCGAAGTCCGATCAGGTTGAGCGCCCAGTAGAGCTTGAACCTTGGATCCGGCCCGACGATGACGCTGCCGCGGAACGCGGAGCACGGCTCGCCGTTCCAGAAAGTGGGCGTGGTCATGGGTAGTCCTTGAGCAGATTCTCCCAGCCGTCTCGTGGCGCTTCCCATCCCTGGGATAGACGGAACTCCTCGACAATGTCCGCTGCGATCGAGGCCTCGTGCGTAGCGCCCAGGGTGACTGGTGTTGATCGCGTGGACAGCCAGCCGGCGAACGCGAAGAGCGCCTCGCTCGGGCTGGTGGGCTCGGTCGCTTTGGCCATTGACTCGATCTCCTTCGGCGGTGGTGTCGTGCTCATGCGACGAGTACCCAGCCCTTGGGCTCGACGCGCAGGTTGCCGGCTGCCCAGGCGACGAGCTCAGCGTCGAGCTCGCGGCCGTAGAAGACGGCGCCGTCGAACCTACCCAGGCCCTCCCAGCGCTGCGGGTCGTCGTGCGGAAGCACCAGCAGGACGGCGTCATTCTTGAATGAGACTCGCTGAGCCTGGCTCCCCACGGTGCGCGCGGCCGCAGCGATCAGCTTGCCGCCGTGCTTCCGGAGCTCGCCCCAGAAGTAGCGCTCGGAGCTCTTGGGCACGCCGAGCACGAAGAGCCCCCCGCGTTGCTGGGGCGAGGCCGCGCTGGCGAGCAGCGCGTGGATGGCGACGCGGTTGTCGAGGATGCAAACCATTACAGGCGCCCCCCGTGCTCTGCCCTGGAATGCCTGGCCTCCATCAATCCGCCTCCCCTTCGACGAGCACCTGCGGGCTGGCGTACTCGAGCGCCTTCATGACCGAGCCGACAGCCACGCGCTTTCCGGTGACCGAGAACACGTTGAGGCCGAGCACGGCCCACTCGCTGTCGAGCGCGTCATTCCAGACCCACGAGTCGACGGTGCCGCCGCAGCCGTCGCCGGCGCCGCGCGTGACGTAGGTGATGCGAGCGCGGATGCTGCGGCCGGTGTAGCCGTGCTCCTCGCTGCCGCCATTATCGGCTGCCTGGGGATCCCACTCCTTGAGCACGAGCAGGTCGCTCACGCGGTAGCCGCGGTCGTCCTTGCGCAGCTCGAAGGGCTTGAGGCCGAGCGCCATGGCCTGGAAGGGCGCGGGCCAGGTCTTGAGCTCGTGGCATCGGTCGCGGACGGACGGGGCGGGCTGTGCTTCGGTCATGGCGGTGCTCCTGGGCAGTAGGGGGTGGACGGCGTAGAGGTGGTGCTCCTGGCTGGAGCCCTTCCGATCCGCGACGGCGTAGCGCTCCAGCGCCTTGGCGGCGTAGCGCTCCAGCGCCTTGGCGGCGTAGCGGCCATACCGCTCGCTCTCTTGGTCGGCGAGCTCCTGCTGGTGATCCGCGAAGTCCCGTATGACCGAAGGCGGGACCATGTCATAGAGACGTGACGCTGTCTTCTCCGGGCGCGTCAACCGTCGAGCCTCGTGATGACAACGTCGCCGGACACTTCGACGAGCGCGCCAGTTTCGGCGTCGCTGAAGAAGTAGCCGTCGCTGGCCTCCTCGCTGAGGACCTTGCCGCTCGACGTCCACTCGCGGACCTTCATGCCTCCCGAATACAGCTCGACCTTGTGCTGGTCTCCATAGCCGCCGGCCTTGGCTCTACGGGCGTCCGTGCATCCGGCGAGGGTTGCGAGAAGGGCGAGCACGATGAGGGGCTTGGTCATGATGTTGGCTCCGCTGGCGGTGACGTTTCTTCCGGTTCCATTGATTGCTTGGGCTTCGGTGCCCACTGGCTCGCGTCCGGCTGGCCGCCGCTCGACAAGAGCTCGCGCGCCCAAGTGGCCTGGAGTCGAGCAACGACCTGCTCACAGCGAATAGACGCGCTCGGATACTGGCTGCCAGTCCACGCGGCAATGCGCGCGTCGATCTCGCGGTGCCCAGCGAACCACTCGAGCAGCTCGTCCGACGGCCGCTCTCCCCTCGAGAGCTGGGCCTTGACCTGGCTGCAAAGAATGCGCGTCGCCTCTTCGGAGCTGCGCTTCGCGTCGCCTTCCCACGGCGGCGGTGGTTCATAGCATGGCATCAGGACTTCCTCGCGCGCGGCCTACGGGCCTGGTCAGCCTTCGGGCAGGTCGCGAAGTGAGACGTTCTGCGGACGGTATCGCTCGGCCACTCGTCGCGATCGAAGAGAGTGGGCGCGATGACGTGCGCGCGGGCGTCGCTGCCAAGCCCGTCGATGACAACCTTGCCGTCGCTGCTGGGCTCAGCGTCGACCGGCATCCAGGACCCAGACGCGGCCGTGCGGACCCAGACGATGGATTTGCCGCAGTAGGTGCAGCGCTTGACGGCGCAGCAGTTTATCGGCGCGTAGTGGGCCAATCGGTCACTCCAGGGGGGCCAGCGTTCCGGCGGTCAGCCTAGCAGCCGTTCGAGAATCCGTCGACCTCGGTGAGCTCGCATGCGGGCGGCCTCGGGCGTGATGCCCAGGCGCTCGGCGGCCTGGATCCGGCCAAGCCCCAGGAGCTCCAGCTCGAGCACGGCCCTCGGTGCCGGCGGGAGGTCGCCCAGGGCCTCGGGGACCCTGGCGACCAGCTCGGCGCGCCCGGCCACGTCCTCGGCCGCGACGAGGTCTTCGAGGACGCCTGCGCCCTGGGCTGCGGCGCGTGCGGCCCTGGGCCTGCCGGCGGCCTCGACGCGGACGTGCCGCCAGCGGTCGACCAGCACGCCCCAGGCGGCAGTCGTGCCCCAGGCAGGGCCGACGCCGCCGGCGACCAGGAGGGCGCGCGCGGCGACCTCCTGGGCGATCTCCAGGCAATCCTCGCGCGGCAGGCCGCGGCGTCTGGCAGCTCGGAAGGCGGCGCGGTGCGCGGCGAGGACCTGGCCGTCGCTCATGCTCACGGCTCGCCCATGGCGGCGCGCGTGGTGTCGATGTAGGTGGCTCGATCCGCCGTGCCGTCCGGGTAGGCCAGCCCGAGGGTGGTGGTCCCGTCGTCGTGGCGCGTGACGCGCGTGACGGTGAGGGGCCCACCAGCGCTCGCGTCGCGCTCCTGCGCGAGCCCGTAGACCACGTCCCCACGTCGAAGGCTGCGGATGCTCTTGGTCTTGCCTGCCACGGTGGCGCTCCTGGGATAGGCCCTCAGTCAATCACGCTTTAGGGCGTGGTCAAGTCGGCCAGCGGTCACGCTGCGAGCTTCCGGCACTTCGAGCGGCGCGCAGCCTGGACCTGGGCGACGTGCTCGCGGACCGACGGGTCGCGCTCGATGAAGCCGCGGTCCTCAGCCCAGACGCGCCAGGAGCCAGGGCGGCCGTCGGACTTGCGGGTCCGGCGCCAGAGCCCCTCGATGCGCAGGCCGTGCTTGCCCTTGCGGGCGGTGTCCTCGATCTCGATGGCCTTGGCCAGGAGGTCGGGGTGCTCGTCTTGCAGGCTCTCGAGCTCGCCCTCGGTCATGTTGGGGCAGAAGTAGCAGGAGCTCTTGCGGCAGCCGTCGAAGCCGGCGGCGCGGACGATGGCCTCGACCTCGTTGCGGTCGATGCCCCAGGCCTGGAGCGGATACCAGAAGGCGAAGCCGCCGACGTGCGCGGGCTTCTTGCAGGCGGCCTCGCCCTCGAGCGGGGCCTTGCGCTTCATGTCGGCGGGGCCGGCGTTGAAGCCGACCATCTTGACGGGGACGCGGCCAGCGGCGCGGTCGGCGATGATGAGCGGGTGCGCCGCGAGGAAGGCATCCATGGGCTCGTGCTTCCACTTGACCGAGCAGCCGCCGCGGCCAAAGGCCTCGCCCGGCAGCGTCTCGTTGCTGAGCATGTTGCCGATGATGTTGGTGTAGCCCTCGGCGACGCGGACGCGCTTGCCGGTGGCCTCGTCGTCGCGGTAGAGCAGCGAGGCGGGGCCGTACTGGCGGCCGGTGCCGTGCCGGCTGACTACGGTGACGGCCGGCATGCCCTGCTCGACGAGCCACGCGGAGAAGGCCGCGACGTGAGCGTAGGTCTCGGGGATCTCGGCGCCGACGTCGGCGAAGAGGATCAGGTCGGGGCGGATGCCGCGCCGGACGCACTCGATGAGGAAGGCCGTCGAGTCGAAGCCGCCGCCGAAGTTGGCGATGAGCGTGGCGCCGTCGGCTGGGGCCGTGCCGTGGTCGAAGGCCTGGTAGGTGATGGTCATGGCGTTGCTCCCTTGAGGTAGCAACCCCTTCGGACATCGGCCGGGGGCCACTTGAGGCCGGCCCGGGGATTCCGACTCATGAACCGAGCGCGTCCGGAACCTCGAGGACGGCGAAGGCGTGCGGGTGCCGTTGATGGCGAGGCTGGGCGGCCTCGAGATCGTCGCGCAGGCGGTCGGCGCATGGGCGCTCGGCGAAGGCATCGACGACCTCGACGAGGTCGTGCCCCAGGCCGTGGCGCGCGGTGTCGCGCAGCGCTCGCACGCGCACGACCAGGAAGCGGGGTTGGGCGTCTCGCACTGGCTCAGGCCTCGCTGTCGGCGTCGGGGTGGTCGGGCCAGCAAGAGGGGTCATTGCAGACGTCGATCTCGGTCACGACCGCGAGCGCCACTGCGAAGGCCTCCTCGACGTTGGCATAGAACGCGGCGCCGTCGGCGGCCGTCGCGCTGGTGATGACTTCGGGCGCCACAGTCGGGCGGCCGACGGTCGGTGTGTCGTCGACGACCGAGACCGACTTGGCGCTGGTGTCGATCGCGAGGCGGATGGGGGAGTCGCGGAAGCGGACGACCACGGTGCTCGTGTCGGGGAAGGCGGTGACGGTGGCGCGCCCGACGATGACGGCGGCGTCCTCGTTGAAGGCGGTCTCGATGGCGTTGATGAGCGGGGTCTTCATGGCGTTGCTCCCTTGGGGTGACACTCTCTTCGGCCACGCCCCCACGGTGACCTGAGTGGTCTCCTGGAGAATCCACCACGCGACTCCGACAGCAGCCGCCCAGGCGAGCAGTGGCCACGCCCAGGCAAGCAGGTCGAGCAGGGCCTCGAGGGCGACGCGCCACCAGCGCGGCCGCGGCGGACGGTCTTGGTCTGGGCTTTCCATGGTGATCGCAGAGCCTCCTGGTCGTGTGCGGGGCGGGGCGTTGATCGGCGGGCGTGCGCGCGTGTAGCGTCTGGCCGGTGATGCTCCCGCGAGGTTGGTCCCTCGCTTGAGACTCAGGCCCGCCCAGGGTTCGCCCCGGGCGGGCCTGTTTCATTTCAGACCTTCCAGCCGTCGGGCAGCCAGGCCTTGCGGTCACTCGTGCTCGGGCGCGGGCGCCTGCCGGCCTTGACCACCGGCCAGTGAAGCCGCAGCCAGCGTTTCGCGGCCGCGCGCTCGCCCTGGAAGAGGTCGCGCTCGTGCTGCGCGAGGCTCGTGTCGGCGTCCTCGATGAACCACTCGACATCGCCGGAGCGGCTACGGAAGCGCGTGATCGTGACGGGGCCGACGTTGTGCCGGCTCAGGATGGCGGGGCTGGTGGTGTTCATGGTGGCGCTCCAGGTGAGATAGAAACCTCTTCGTCACGGCGGCCGACCGACTTGAGGCGCTGGGCTACTTTTCCTCGGGAGGACCGCCGGCGCTGTACGGGTCGACGCCGAGATCCTCCCAGCCCTCGAGGTCGGGGCAGTCGCACTCGAAGGCGTGCAGGTCGTGCACGCGGCACCACCATTCCCCGCAGACGCACCGGACCCAGGCGGGACCGGGCGGCGCGGGGCTCTGGTCGTGGTCTGGCATGCCCCCAGGCTACAGGCGCTCATGCCGCGATGCGTGAGCGCTCGGGCAGGCATGCCGCTGCGGCCGCGCGCTCGAGCAGCCAGGTCACCACCGGCGGGCTGACGCTGTTGCCGATGAGGTGCGTGGCCGTGGTCGCCGACTCCGGCAGGGCGTAGCCCTCGGGGAGCCCCTGAATCGCGACCTGCTCGGGCACGGTGAGCATGCGCATTTCGTCGCCACGGTGGATCGCCCAGCGGCCCTTGGTGGTCAGCGTTCCGCAGGGGCGGTCCAGGCTGCGGCCGGTCCGCCCGGAGCCGCTGCCGTAGAACGGCGCGAGGAAGACGTCGCCGACGTTGCGCCTGCCGGCCTCGTGGCGCGAGATCGTCGACGCCGCGCGCCCGGGTTTGTAGACCTTCGACCAGCTGCCCGAGTCGAGGTCGAGCACCGATCTCACCGAAACGTGCGCCGCGTCGGGCTGGCCCAGGTAGAGCGGCGCCGCGCTCTTGGCGCAGACGATGAAGACGCGCTTGCGATTCTGCGGGACGCCCGCGTCCGCCGCGTCGATGACGTGCGGCGCGAGGCTGTAGCCCAGGGCGCCCATGGCCGCAGACCACGCCCCGTAGAGCCGCCAGTCGAGGAACTCCGGCACGTTCTCGATGATGACGAGCTCGGGGTCGTGGTACTCAGCGGCCGACACGACGGCCCAGGCGGTCGAGCGGCTCGCGTCGTGCTGGGGGCGGTCGACCCCGCGGGCCTTGGAGTGGCCCTGGCAGCAGGGCGACGCCAGCAGGACGTCATGGTCGGGGACCAGCGACCAGTCCTGCTGGTGCAGGTCCTGGCAGGAGTGGAGCGTGCCGGGGTGGTTCCGCTCGTGGGTCTCGACGGCGGCCTGCCAGTGGTTCGCAGCGAAGACGACGTCCAGGCCAGCGGCCTCGGCGCCGCAGGTGAACCCGCCGGCTCCGGCGAAGAGATCCACGGCGCGCTTCGTGGTGGCAGTCATCGCTCAGCCCTCCCGGCTCAGGAAGCGAGCGACCGGGCCGAAGACCAGCTTGCCGTCGAGGAAGGTGAAGTCGGCGACCAGCGTGGCGAAGATGGCGAGCGCGGTGCAGAGCGCCTGGGCGTTGGTGAAGAGGTCGGCGGTGTTCATGGCGATGCTCCGTTGAGGTGCCAGACTCTTCGGAACGAGCCAGGGGGAACATGAGCCCGCCACGAGAAAAGGCGCGAGCTCGCCCAGGACTCCCAGCCCGGACGAGCTCGCGCCCGTCGTGTTCAGTCCCTTCGCGGAGCCCCTGCCATCAAGGGCTGTCAGGGCCCTCGTAGTCTCCGCACTGCGCCTCCGGAGCGATCTCGCGAGCGACCTGGTCCTCGGCCGGCGTGGCGTTGCCGAGTGTGCCGCTCGCGCTGGAGCTGCCGGCCGCGCGAGCTGGGCCCTCGTCCGTGTCCCAGTCCTCGAGCGCTGTCTCGGCAACGATCGCGGCGTGCAGCCTGCCGTCGTAGGTGAAGCCCTCGAGGTTGGCGAGGCCGCGCGCCGTGACCTCGGGCGGATCGCTGCGCTGCAACCCACGCAAGACGAGCGCCGCGTGCGCGGAGACATGGGCGCGCGCCAGCTCGAGCCCCACGCGGTCGCCGCTGCTCGTGAAGTAGTCGCCGGCCAGGTGCGCGAGCGCCCGGTCGGAGTGGTCTCCGCTGAGGAGCTTGCGGAACTCGGAGCCCTCGGGTGAATCGAAGATGGTCATGGTCGACCTCCTGGTTGGTGGTGACGCCGGCCGCATTGCGCAGCCGATCGGTTGATGTTTGGTCCAGACCGACCGCACTGCCAGGCCGACGAGGAGCCCCGCGTATGAGACGAAGGCGAGCCACGCGACGACCGCTCGCCCGGTCTGTGACCAGACGCACAGAAGGATAACCAGCCAGAGCAGGCATCCCAGGAGCGGCCAGCTGGGCAGCGAGCGAACGGGCGACGTCCTATCGAGTGGCATCGTAGACCTCACGCAACACGACCGCGCGAACCTCCGACCAAGCGGCCTGGTCGTACCAGGTCCAGTAGGTCGGGCCGCGGGGTAGCTCGACGTCCAGCCTCACGGGCTCAACGTACGGGCCGTGCCCGCCAGCCACGATGACCACGCCGTCGACGAGCTCGAGGTGCCAGGGGATGTCAGGTGCGGGCGCGGTGCACGCCCCGAGGAACACGGCGAGCATGAGCACCAGCCCGCGCATTGCTTCGACCCTGCGCAATTCGTCGAGCCTGCGCAATGCGTCGAGCGCGCGACCTTTCGTCTCAGCGTACCGCGTCCGCAAGCGAAACCCGCGGCAGGCGAAGCACGCGAAGCAGACCCACCGGATCCGAAGCAATCTGAGCGTCTTGCCGACTGGCGCGTAGACGCGAGCGTCGGGTTCGCCGACAGCATAGGAGCCACTGCCGGCGATGTCGTCGTAGAAGACCTTGACCTCGTATCCCATGCCGCAGCACTTCGAGCAGACCTGAAAGCCTAGATAGCCGATGGCGGTCTGGGGCGGGTTGGTCTCAAGCAGGAGCTTCACCACGACGGCTCGTCCGACTGCGGGATGGCCCTCGTGAAACTCGGCAGGATGCTCTGGCCGCCGTCCTCGTCGGTCGAGACGAGCGCCAAGATGAAGAAGACGTCGCGCCCCTCCCTCACGGCAAGGCGCAGCAGCTGGCCGAGAACGGCGTGGTCGTCCCGAGTCACGGTGAGCAGCGGCCCATCCTCGCGGGCCAGGTGCACAACGTTCTCTTCGGTGCCAATCGTGACTTTGATGATGGTCGGTCGCATGCCTCAGCCTATCCCACCCTGCGGACGCGGCAAGCGACGCCGATCGGCGGCAGCCCCAAGACCACGCGAACGTGGGGCTCCTCGCCGCGGGCGCACCACCAAGACTCGACCGCCTTGACGGCGACGCGCTTGTCGTCATCGAGCACGCCCGACTTCTCGATCGCGTCCAGGCAGGCCTTGAGCACGTTGTCACCGTCCGGCTTCTGGTCTCGGAGGATGCGCCCGTCGGCCTCAGCCTTGTGCTCGAGGACCTTGGGGCGGCTGAGCACGGCGCAGACGTGGACAACGCACGGCTCGCGGAGCACCCGCTCCCCGTACAGCCACGCCGCCCTGATCTCCCACGCCGCCCACTTCTCCCACGGGTCGGACTTCCTCCCTGGGTAGTGCCTGGGCTTGCCCGTGCGCGGGTCGCGCCCCCCGGTGCGGTGGCGCTCCTTCGCGACGGGGTCGCCCGGCAGCATGACGTCGAGCATCGGCGTCATGCACACCAGGGCGACCTTGCCGATGGTCAGGAGGCCATCGGTCACTCGAGGCCGCCTTCGCCGTCGTATGAGCCCGGCGGCGGGGGCTCTCCTGCGTCGATCGCAGCGGCGTCAGCCTGGGGGGGCCTCGGGTCGTCGCGCACAAGCGGCAGCTGTCTCTCGCTCGCCGTGAGCGCGCGGCGAGCAATGATCTCGCCGGTATCGGTGCGGACCGTCAGCGCCTCGCCCTTGTCGTGGTGCGCCTGGAGCTCGCACTCGACCGGCCTGGTGTCGCTGCGGTTGCGGACCAGGCGGGCCAGCTTGCCGATGCGCGCCGTGATCTCGGCCTCGTGGGCCTTGAGGTCGTCTCTGACCTGCTTGACCTGCTTGGCGTGCTCGGAGTGCTCGCCGAGCTCGCCGAGCTCGGCGAGCTCGCCGTGCGCAGCGCCCAGGCTCTCGGAGGCCTGGCGCCACTCTTCGTCGGAGATCGCGACGATGAGTCCGCGGGTCTCCCGCCCCAGGATCGTCAGCGCCTGCGCGCTCGGTGTCGCCTTGCCGGACCTCGCCGAGCGCCCCGCGGTCGTCGGCGTCGCGTTTCCTGCGAGCGCCCCTGCCTTCGCCTTCTTCGCTGCGGCCTTCTTGGCCATGTTCGTCCCCTGGTTCTGTTGGCCGGCACGGCATGCGCGGCGGCCTTGGTGGTGATGTGTGCAACGACACGAGCGCCCCAGGCCACGACGGCCTGGGGCGCTCGTTAGAACCCTACCCCTCAGTCACACTGGCAGGTGATGTAAAGCACGCCCTCGCTCGAGACGTGGTAGGTCTCGTCCTTGTCGAGGATGTCGGTGATGGTCAGCCCGTTGGACGTGATGATCTTGAGACGACACTTGCTCTTATTGCACCGGCCCGTAGCGAACGCGGCCACGACGCCGTCGCCGTTCGTTCCGGTGACATAGCCGCCGTTCACGGACGGCCCGTCTCCGGCGGGAGTCGGAGCGACCACGCCGTAGCTGCCGCTGTCGTCGACCACGATGACGGCGCGCCCGAGCACGTCGACGTCGCCGACGCCGTCAAGCGTGTCGAACTGCAACACCATCGCGTCCTCGAGACCGCCGGCGGCGCCGGAGAGCGCAGGCAGGTTCCCGACGGTGTCGTTGTCGCCGAAGAAGGAGACCTTCGACGAGAAGACGTATCCGACAGCGGCCGGCATGGCCGAGACGCCGGTGTCATCCAGGCCCCAGGCGAAGACCGGCGTGCCGTCGGGCGCGTCGACGAAGATCGTGATGCCGCCGCCGGTGCGGTGGATGCGCCCGACCGGCTCGAGGCCGCCGTCGTTGCCGTCGGACCAGCCCGCGACCTGGAAGGCCTGGCCGTGCTGGATGGGGGCCTTCGCGAAGGCCGGGGCGCTGAGCAGGGCGAGCGCGGCGAACGCCGCGACGAATGAGAATGTGTACCGCATGGTTGAGCTCCGTGCGTTTGCGACTAGGTCCCGCGTTCCAGCGTCGAGGCCCGGGACCCGAAAGGCCGGCGACGCGGGTTGAGTGTGCCCCACGATGCCCGGTCGGGCTAACGCATGCCGCCAAGCGTGCGCCGATAGAGCTCTCCGGCGCCCCGGTTGCGATCGGTCGCATTCAACGCTGGCGGCCTAGAAACCGCGTCGTGGTGCGTGTCTTCTTGATGCCGGCCGCGCTGAGGGCTGATGTATTTGTCGTCCTGGATTTCGCCGCACAGAACGGCCATTGCCTGCTGCAGCAGCCAGCGCGCCTCGCGCAGCTGGCGGCGCGTCGGCCTGGAACGCTGCCGGCGTCCGCGCTCGAGGCGCCACTCCAGGTCGACGATGGCCGCGCCTACCAGGTCGCGCGCGTTGGGCTTGTGGCTCTCGGCGACCGGCTGGCCACGAGAGCCACGCGCAGCGAGCTCGACCAGCACGTCGCCGACCTGGACGTTGCGCTCGTCCGCGCCGCTCCGGATGTCTCGACACAGTCCGTCGGCTATCCCGACGGCCTCGGGCGTCATCGCCTGGTCGACGATCCAGCCTCGTCTACGCCAGGCCTCGGCGATGTGGTCGCGCCGCTTCGGGTGGACGCCGAAGCGGCGCGCAGACTCGGCAATGCCCTCGGCGCGCATTCGCATGCGCACAAGCAGAGCGACCTCGTCGCCCTTGAGCTTCAAGCGACGCGCGCTCGGATGGACAAGTCGAGCTCGCCGACGTCGACGAGCTCGCCGCGGCGCAACGCGAGCAGCTGGTCGGTGCGCAGCAACGCCAGGACCTCGTCGGTGTCGATGCGGTGCCAGCCTCGCCGTGCCAGCCGTCCATGCAATCGCCCAGCCCGACAGAGCACTTCGTAGCCGGAGGGCGCGGCAAAGCGAGGCGTCACCATGAGCTGGCGCCAGTCCCCGGGACGAGGGGCCGTGAGAGCGCCAGCTGCCCTTCTGACTTTGAGATTCAGTTGACCCGCCCCCCGTCCAACGGATCGCGGCCGAGGTCGTCGCGAATCATCGACTTCGCCCGCGCCTTCGCCGCGGCCTGGATCGCCTGCGCCCCGAGCATGCCGTTCTCGAGCACGAGCTGCTTTGTGCTCTTGGTGTTCGCCTCCGTCCAGCGCCCATGAGCCTCGATGAGGTCCTCGAGGCGCATGAGCATTTCGAGCGCGACCGCAGCCTCGGCCTTCTGATTCGCGAGCATTTCCGGCGACAGCTTGACGCCTGGCGGCACCATGCCGAGGTCTGCCTGCCTCCTCGCAAACTCGAGCATCCGCTCGAGGTCGAGCTCGCGCCGCACGCATTCACAGATCCCGATGACCGAGAGCATCGCTTGAACGTAGGCGCCTCCCGGCATGCCCTGGCCGGTCATGGGTCAACGCTGCTTTCCTGGTGCGCATCGGCCGCGCCCTCGGTCGGCCGATGCGCGGACAGCGCGCCGCCCTCCTGCGTGCCAGCCCGGATCAATCCCTCGAGCTTCAGCGCGTAGGTCTTCCAGGCCTGGCCCTGTTCCATTAAGTCGATCTTCATCTTCTCGGCCGCGACGCACTGCGCCGCCAGCCCTGCGGCCCTTCGATCGAACCGATCGCACTCGCGCTTCCACGAGGGGAGCTCGACGCCGCATGCGTGTAGCCATCGCTCGATCGCATCGGCAGCGTCTATCAGACTGTCGAACTTGACTTCGATCTGTAGGCCGGCGTCGACTTGCACGCCATGCACCAGAACGTCCTCGAAGACCTGGTCCGGAGCAAGCACCGGCTCGATGCCCTCGACGCGCACTTTGACCTTCATGCCGTGATTCCTGCGCCGGTCTCCGTGTCGGCCACGACAGCCCGCATCGGCCCGTCTGTCGGCAGCGCCGAGAAGAGCAGCACGCGACGCCCCTTGACGTGCTCGACCAGGGCGCGCCGGTTGGTCGGGTCGAGGTCCTGGTAGACGCGCTGACCGAGCACGATGACCGCGAGCTCGTCTGCCGGCACGTCGCGCAGAGCAACCGGGATGGTCGCGTCGCATGCGATGCGCGTCCGCTGCCCGTCGCTGAGGTCCAAGTAGGGCCTGGGCTGGCTCTCGCCCGGGGGCACGGCCAGGACCTCGCCGTCGACGACCGAGAAGCCCTCGACGCCGGCCTCGTTGATGAGCCGGCTGAGGATCGCGTCGGTGCCACGCCCAGCCTCGCGCAGCTCGTCCTCGCGTCCGCGGAGCGTGGCCGCGTCACGCCGGCGCTGCTTGCCGTGCGCGCGCTTCTCGAGTGCGTTGCGCACCAGGGTCCCGCGGTCGTTGTCCTTGCGCGCCTGGGCTACCGCAGCGGCCGCCTGCCCGACCTCGTCACCGGTGGGGGGCTTGGCGTCGGCAAGCACAGCAATCGCCTTCTGCGCGGCCTCCCAGCCGTTCTCGATGGCCTCGAGATCCATGAGCCGCTGCTCGGCGGCGTGGAAGCGGTCATTGGCTGCCGCCTTGTGCGCCTGGGCGCGTGCATGGGCGCTGCTCGCCTGCTCGAGCGCGGCCTGCGCCCTGGTGACCTCATCGACCAAGCTGGTCACGAGCTCGCCAGCCTCGTCGCTGACCTTGGCGGCGGAAGACAGGCCCTCATGCGCCTCGTTCATCGCGTCGGCGTCCGGCCCGCCTCCCTCGCCGACCTTGGCCCTGGCGTCGGCCGCGGCCTGCGCGATCTCGGCGAACGTGCCGACGCGCTCGCGCACCCCGCCGTCCGCCGCGATGGCCTGCTCAAGCGCAGCCTGGAGAGCGTCGGCAGCGTGCGGCGCTTCGAGATCCAGGTCGGACCCCGTTGCCAGCAGCGCATCGGCCTCACCCTGGACGCGCTCGCTCTCGCCCTTGATGCGTCGCGCCGCACCATCGAAGGCGTCCTTGACCTTCCGCGCCAGCTCGACCAGGTCCTCGCAGTCGCCCAGGCCTGCCGGCATGAGCTCGTCGAAGATGGCGCGCTTGCGCGTGGCCAGCTCTTCGTCGCTCTCGCCCGGCTTGCGCGTGGCGCAGAGATCGTAGAAGAGCGCGACCTCCGGCGTGAGCCCGAGCATGCGCACCAGCGACTTGACGATCGCGCGGTTGCACTGGTCGCGGCCTTTGTAACCCGGGTCGACGATCGCGGCGACGTCCATGCGCGACGTGAGACCGACAACCTCGAGCTCGCCCTTGCGCGAAGTCCTGGCGCCGAGGCGGATCGTCGCGCCGAAGCCGCTGACCTCGCCCTTGCTGCGCCCGTGCTTGAGCTTGATGTTCCGCTCGCCGGTGGTGAGGTCGGTGATGGCGTCGAGGGTCTGGCTCTTCCCGGAGCCGTTGTGTCCCTCGAGGACGACGAGGCCGCCCTCGTCTGGAATCTCGATCTCGCCGTCTGGCGCGCCGCCTGCGCCGGTGAGTCGTAGGACCTGGCTGGTCATGGTGATGCTCGTGGGGGTCGCGTTCCTGGCGCCGACGCATCGCCGACGACCGCCTCAGCGTAGACCGAGATCGTCGAGGCGGCAAGGCGCGGCCGCGGCCCTCCGGGTCGCCGGCGGCTGCGCGCGCGTGCCGTGCGCGCACGCTTCGTATGGCCGAGCTACCGCGTAACTGCTTTTACTTTGAAGGTATGGGGGTAGCACCCTCCGGGGCACCCACTGGAGCAACCCCTGGGGCATCAAGCAGGCGCTGGGGCAGGGTCTGGAGCATGGCGCGGGGCATCCACCGGGGCATGGCCGCGAGCAGGGGTGTTCGAATGGTGGATAAGTCTGCCCGGTTTTCCCCTCTGTGCACCACATGTAGCGCTTTCTCGATCCCGAGGTCGCACCCTGCGGTATGCGAGGCCCTGTTGATAACCCCGGATTCGATCACTTCATTTGCGCGACTGGCGATCCGCTGTAGTCTCCAAGCGTCTGCCGTTTTCAGAGTGCGGTCGACAGAGTGAGTCGGGAGCGACAATGCGAGCAGGTGGGTCTGGCACTTCTCATTCTTCCCAGAACCCTCCGGACCTGCGCCCTGCGCCCTACTCAGGAGCTGCAAGAGGCGCTCTCGCATATTGAAGGTGGCCGCGGTCGGAGCCTGCCGACCGCGGCCTTTCACTTCCCGGAGCCAGCCAATGCCGACCATGACGCGCGACCAAGTTGAGTCACTGCTCGAGACCTTCGACGACGACGTCGACGCATGGCGCGAGCGGCGCCGGCTCAGCCTGGGAGGCTCCGACCTCTTCCCGATCATCTACCCCGAGGACATCGGCGGCTACTCGAGCGAGTGGTCGCTCTGGGCGAACAAGGTTCACGGCCGCGACGCCGACGACCAGTCGCTCGATGACAAGGACTGGCTGGCCTACGGCCACGACGTCGAGCCAGGCATCGTCGCCTTCGCCGGCCGCAAGATGACGGCCGAAGACCCGACGCTCAAGGTCGTGCCCTACCGCAACGCGATCTTTCCCGACCCGGGCGGTGCGCCGCTTCACTTCTCGCCAGACGCCCTGGTCTACCGCAAGCCGGGCTGGGAGCTGGTGGGCGGCGTCGACGCCAAGCGGGTCAACGTCTTTCATTGGAAGCACGCCGAGGTGGCTGACCAGTGGGGAGACGCCGGCACGTCGACCATGCCCAGGCGATGCACGGTGCAGGGCGTCGCGGGGTGCTCGCTCTTCGACGTGCCCTCGTGGGTCTTCGCCGCCGACCGCGGCACCGTGCCCGAGCTCTTCCCGCTGCTGCCGTCCGACGATGACAAGGCCGCGCTGCGCGATGTCGCAACGACCTGGTGGCAGCGCTTCATCGTGGGCGACGAAGAGCCCCAGGTCGACGGCAGCAACGCGACCAGCGATGCGCTCAAGGCGCTTTTCGACTCCGGCAGCGAGGAAGTCCTGGCGGCGACCGACGAGGACCTCGACATACTCGACGCGCTTCGCATAGCGCGCGACGCATTCGATGCCGCCAAGGGCGTCAAGCAGGGCCTCGAGAACCGCCTCAAGCACCGGATCGGGACCGCCAAGGGCATCCGCGGCGTGGCGACCTGGGGCTGGTGCAAGGGGCGCAAGAGCCTCGACGCCGACCCCTTCTGCAACGACATCGCGGCGGCCGTTGCCGAGGCCTGGGTGCTGCCCATGCTGCTCGCCGGCGGCATGGACCCGGACGAGGCGCGCGCGACTGCGATTGCCGAAGCGCGACTCGTGGTGCAGACTTCACGCAACGACAACACCAACCGAGGCGAGCCCTACAGGCGCTTCGGTCTCACCAGACGCTAGGAGCATCGCCATGACCAACGAGGAAGCCGGGGGGGCGATCCCTCCCGAAGACGAGCACGGCCAGTACGACGAGGCCATCGACCACCTGGAGACCGAGCTCGGGAAGATCGAGAGCGATCTAGCAGGCGACGAAGAGCCTGCGCCGGCAGAGCCAGCTCCCCCCACCAGCGCGCTTGAAATGATCGGCATGGGCCCGACCGACGTGACCGGAGGGGAGAAGGCCGCGAGGGTCGACTCGCTCGGCAACCAGGAGCTCGCGGTCACGGACCCCGCCGCGCTCATGCTGGCCGCGCAGATGGAAGCCGCAGTCAAGGCGCGCTTCGGCCGCGCCATGGCAAAGCCGCGCGACGAGGACGCGGCGCGCATGGGCATCGAGAAGGAATGCCGCCGACCCGGGTTCGCCGAGGTCGCGCGCTACGACCTTGAACGGCACTCGCGCGGAAGCGGGCCCTCAGCCAGGTTCGCCGAGCTCGCGGCGCGCAAGTGGGGCAACCTGGACGTCGGCAGCTTCGTCGTCGCCGACACCAAGGAAGCGCGGCGCGTCTACTGCTACGCGACGGACCTCGAGACGAACTGGACCGAGCACGAAATGATCGTGGTGGTGCGGTCGGTGGAACGGTCGAGCGGCAACAACCGAGAGGTCTTGCAGCAACGCCAGAACTCGCGCGGCAAGCCCGTCTACGTCGTCCGCGCGACCGATGAGGAAATGGATGCGAAGGCCAAGAACTACGTCAGCAGGACTCTGCGAGTGCTGCGCCTGCGCCATATCCCGGGCGACCTGGTCGATGACTGCATGGCCATCGTCGTCGCGGTGCAGCGCGACTCGCAGGCCTCCGACCCGGACCGCTTCCGCAAGATCATCCTGCGCACCTTCATGACGATGAACGTCACGCCAGACGACCTGGCCGAGTACCTGGGCAAGCCGTTCGCCAAGGCCAGCCAGCGCGAGCTCGGAGAGATCAAGAGCGTCGGCGTCCGCATCCAGGGCGAGGACGACTACACATGGGGCGACGCGCTCGCCGCCAAGCTGGACCAGCGCGGCCAAGCGTCGAAGGGTAGCGGCAACGACGCCGGCGGCGTGTCCGATGCCATCGCATCGGCGCGACGGAAGGCGCAGTCGTGAGCGGCCCTGGGCCCGCGTCTCTCTACCCGGACATGCGCGTACTGCTCGGGTCGCTGGCGGCTCTCGCGCTCTGCGCCTGGGCGCCCTGGGCGGCCCTGCTGCTGGGCGCCGGCGCGACGGCCTGGGCATGGTCACGCGCTCGCCGGCGGGTCTACCTGCGGGCGCTCGCGCGTGACGCCGGCGCCAGGAACCGCTGAGCATGGCCAAGCGCAAGAAGGCGGACGACACGGCGCACGACTGGCGGCCGGCGCCCTACAGGCCGCACTGGCATGCCGACTTTTGGGGAGACTCCCGCGTCCTCAACATGACGCTCGAGGAGGTCGGCTGCTACGTCCGCCTCCTCGACATGCACTGGGTCAACGGCGCGCGGGGCATACCTGTGCGCCGGGACCGGCTGCTCAAGGTGCTACCGGCGCTCAGCGACGACGACGCGCTCGACAACGTGCTCGCGTGCTTCACGTCGGATGGTGCGCCGGCCGGCAGGCTGGTCCAGAAGCGATGCCTTGAGGAGATCGCGAAGGCCCTCGTGCGCTTCACGAAGGCGCGCGCAGCGGCTCAGGCCCGGCACCAGGGGCGCGAGCAGCCGGCTCCGAAGCGCGCTCGCAGCCGCAAGCGCTGACGCCGTCGGCGCGGTCCAGCCGGCGGCCGTCGCGCGCGACCCCGATCAAGAGGTCGCGTGCGGCCTCGACCATGGTGGCGATCTCGTCATAGACGACCTCGTTGCCCAGGGCGGCCTCGATGATCGAGCCGTCGCCTGGCTCGAGGATCGCGACGACGCGCTCTAGAGCGTCGCGGATGACCGGGTGCACGAGGTCGGGACGTGGCTGACGTGTCGCTGGCATGGCATGGCCTTTCTGCTGGATCGGGGCTCGGACAGCCCCCCTCCTCGGCATCGCATGGGGCCGACTTGACGGAATCCGGATCCGGGGGGATGCTCAAGCCGGACTCAGCGCGGGGCGTTGGTGATGGCGGCGACGCCTCGCGCTCCTCACGGGCCCACCAACGGAACGCGACACCCATGCCCCAGCCACCAGACCGAATCCGCGTCACCTTCGAGCTCGCCGAGCCAGTCCACGCGATGCTTGAGCAGTGCCTCGCTTCGGGGCTCTTCGGCGACACGCTCAGCGAGGTCGTCGATCGCATGATCTGCGCCGAGGTCGGCAGGCTGATCGGCAGCGGCTTCATCAACGTCACGCACGACACGCCGGCAGAGCGGCAGCTGCCCCGCGAGCTCGGCGAGGGCGCCGCGCGGAGCCGCGCGCAATGACTCCGCGATTCGCCATGCGAGGACCAACGGCCAGGGCTGCGAGCCTCGCGGCTCCGACCTTCGCCGCGGCCAGCAGGTCATTCCGCCGGATCTACGGGGAGGCCGCCTGGGTGATCGACCCGGGCCCCATTGCGCTCGACGATGGTTCGCTCGCTCGCATCGTGGCCTCGGCCGCTAGCGGATCCTCGCTCGTGCTCACCAGCGAGAGCGGCGACCGATGAGCACCCGACGCGCCTCACGCCCGCCGCCCTGGAGATCGCCAAGCGGCCCGCGTACCCCACGCCGACGACCGAGGACGTGCGCGTCCTGAGCTACTCGATCGAAGGCATGACGATCCACCAGAGGGCCGTGGTCGACTTCATGGCGTCCACGACCATTGCCGACGCCGTGGACGGGGCTGGCTACCCGGAGGTCGACCCGTGGCCCACTGGCCCGGCCAAGTGCGCGATCATCCTGGCCGACGGGCTGTGCGAGGCGCTCGCAGAGTGGGAAGCGCGACATGCGTGACGGGATGACGAGCAAGGCCATGCGCGATGGCCAGCAGGATGCCAGGGACGCGCTCTGCTCGATGCTCTGCCGCTTGTCGGACGGGCATCGCCGCAAGTTTCGGCGCATGTACGCTAGCAACGCGGACTCGATGGACATGCCCCTAGCCCACGTCGTAAGTGAGTTGACCGCCGACAGGCTCGACCGGGCTCTCGATCAAGCCGAGCGCTCACTCGTCAAGCTAGAGGCGCGAATGCCTGAGCCCAGCGCGAAGGCCGCGAAGTGGGAAGCGCGACATTCTGAATCGAACACTCCGGAAACTCCGGACAGTCGCGACATCGCGCCGGCAGGCCGCAGATGCGATCAGGAAGCGGATCAACCGAGCGCCCGGGGCACCAGCTTCCAGCCCATGAACCCACGGGCACCCAAACGTTCGGCTTGGAACCAGCGCCCGAAGAGCGCCTCCCACTCGTCGAGGCCCCAGGCGCATTGGTATCCCTTCGGGCTCTTGGTGTCCTTGTCGGCCTTCTTCCAGCACGCGACCAGCAGGTAGCCCCGCGGCTTGAGCAGGCCGCGCATCGTGAGCAGCGCCTCGACCCGCTGGTGCTCGAGCGGGAGGACGTTGAGGACGTAGTTGCAGGTCACCACGTCCCAGGCCCGCGTCAGCAGCCCGTAATCGGGGTCATACGCCGGATCGAAGCGCGCGAGGCCGTGCAGAAGGCCGGCGCCGTAATCGAGCACGTCGCCCTTGAGCAGCCGTGAGCGCTGGTACGCATTCATGGGCGCGCTGTCGCCGCTGCGGGCGATGCTGGTCCGGTAGCCGGCCAGGGTCTCGACGACGGCGCGCTCCTCGTCGCCGAAGCCGTCCAGGAGGCGCGTGGGATCCGCTGCGGCCTCGTGCTTGCCGGCGGCCCGGTCCTGCTTGGCCTGGAGCTCGGCGAGCTCTGCCGGCGTCCAGGCGAGCCCCTCGAGGTCTCCCTGGGCCCGCTCGATCGCGGCCGCCTGGTCGAGCACGGCCTGGGCATCCCAGCCGCCGAGCTCGCCGGAGCGGTTGTCGGCCAGGGCGCGGCCGGTGGCGGCGACGTCGTCCTCGTCGACCACGACCGCGGCGATGTGGGTCCAGCCGAGCTCGACCGCGACCTGGTGCATGCCGTTCCCGATCTTGATGACCATGCCCTGGCGCTGGACGACTGCCGGCCGGTGCTGCCCGTACTTGGCCAGGCTGGCCCGGATCGCGTCGAGGTTGGCCTTGTCGTGCGTTCTCGCGTTCGTCGGGTCCTGGACCAGCTCGCCGAGCGGCTTCAGGAGCCCGGCCAGGTCGGGGCTCGCAATAACTGCAATCACTCCATCGGGGAGCGCGACGGTTTCACGTGAAACGCCGGGCGCGCGCCTGCGCCGCTTGACCGCCTTGCTGCGGGGGGCCCGCTTCCGAGCGGCCTTCTTCTTCGGCGTGGCCTTGGCTGGCATGGCGAGCTCCGCGTTCCTGGGGCAGGCCCAGCCTACGGCCGCGGAAAGCGCCACGCGAGGCCTGGCCGGAGCTCGGGGACAGCGCCTCACGCGCCGCCGATAGGAAAAGGCGGCGCCAGGCCGAAGCCCGACGCCGCCCAGGAACGCGAGAGAGCCTCGAAAGGCCCCCCTGCTCCGGCCAGCCTACCGGGCTGAGATCGCGAGGTTCAACGATCGGGATAGACTTCGCCTGGGCTGTGCCACGGCAGCCCCGAGACGCAGCGACGACGGATTGCTAGCGAAGGCCCGTCCGAGGGTCACCGTGGAAGTCCTGCCGTGGCAGTGCGCGCGCTGCCGCGGCAGGGCGGCTAGTCCTTGCTGTAGATGGCCCGGACGCGGGCGTTCCAGGCCGTGGCGTTGAAGTCGCTGACGATCTCGATGTTGGTGGTCGTCATGCGCAGCTGGAGCACGTCGGTTCCGTCGGTCCACGGCAGCGCGATCGCCTGCGTCCCGTTGAAAGCCGTGCCCTCGAGCACCAGGTACTCGTCGAGCGTCGGGTTGGTGATGCCGTGCGCAACCTGGGCGGTGCCGATGTTGGCGAGCCCGCTGAACTCGACAGCGATCACGAAGCGGTCGACGTCGCCTGGGAAGCGGCCGCGCATGCGCTGCTCCGTGGTGCTCCAGTACTCGCCGCCGACGACCCAGGCCGACTCCTCGGCGCTGTAGTAGGTCCAGGCACCATCGAGGTCGCGGCGCTCGCCGCCCATGCCCGCGCGCGCCAGGACCTCGATCCATCCGCCATTGGAGAAGATCGCGACGCTGTCGGTCGTGAACGCGACCCACAACCCAGCCGGCACGTCACCGACGATATAGGTGTCGCCGTCGACCGCGCCGCCGGCGTCCGAGTTTTGGCGCGCCTCGATGCGCAGGGCGGCGAAAGCGTTGCCGGCCAGGTGCTTCTCGTTGCCGAGCAAGTGCGCCTGGGCCTGGTTGGCGGCGTACTCCTCGAGGCCGAAGATCGGTTCGGTGGGCATGGGTCAGGTTATCTGCGGGGTGAGGGTCGCATAGGCCACGTTGCCGCGTTGCACGGACAGGCCCAGCTTGTGAATGGCGATGTTGATGGTCGTCTGAACGCCGCCAAAGTCTGAGTTTTGCTGCGAGTTGCTGTAGTCCTGGGTAGGCAGCAACACGTCGGAGAACGTTCGCAACACGACGCCCTGCGGGGCGTCGAGGATCTCCAGGTCATACCCCAGCCCGTCTAGGTCCTCGACCGGGATGTCGAACGCGAGGAAGCCTTGCGACACGCGCGTCCGGCGGAACCATGTAAAGGTCATGGATCCGTTGCCGATCTTGGTGGCGCGGATGTCTGTCACGCGCCACGGCACCAGCGTCTCGTTGCGGAAAAATAGCGGCTGCGAGCCGAAGTCGGAGACGACGCCGTCGACGGCTACGGCCTTCCAGAACTTGGACGTGCCGGCGTTGAGGCTGCTGACCTCCTTGAACTCGACGCCTGGTGCGTTCATGAATGCGAAAGGCTCGCCGGCGTTGTCGTGAACCATGTGGTCCTCGGTGTCAAAGAGACCGCGGCCGAGCGTCGTGAGCTCGAAGACGTTGGGCCCGATGAGCGTCGCGTCCTGCCAGGAGATGATCTCTTTCCCCCAGACGCCGACGTTCGCTCCCTCGAGCATCTCGGCAAGGCTCTTGCTAGAGAGCGTGCCCTCAAACAGGTCGATTTGCAGGGCCGTCCCGTGGTCGATCCTGGTGTGCGTGACTGGCGGGGTGGGGTGCGCCGTGAGCGTGCGGCCCGCAGTCGCCTCAGTCGCGACGTCGTAAGCCTTCGTGAAGTTGCCCCCTTGAATCGCGCCTTTGTAGACCGTCGCGCCGATGAACTGAGCCTGTCGGTCGCGCGCAACGACGGTGGAATATATGCCGCTGAGAACGGCATGCCCCTCGAAGAGCGGGGGCAGGTCGAGCATGCCGAGCACGAGCTCTGGCGGAACGTACGGGCCCTGCGGCTCCGGGTCGGTCGGATCGTCGCTGACGCTGTTGTCGATGCTGAGCAGCGATACGACCTCGACCGTGCCCTCGCACTCGAGCAGGTAGTTTGCTCCGCGAGTGACGCGCTCGAGCAGCACCAGCCAGGTCGACCCGAAGGCCGTGACGACGGCGCGGTCATTCTCCTGTATGCCCAGGTAGCTCGGCGGGAGCGTGAAACGCACGCGCTGCTGGTTTGCGTGGGCAGCCCAGAGCAGTCGCCGCGTGACGGACTGCGCATCCTCCCCCAGCATGACGACAGGCACGTTGATGTCGCGCACGTTCTCGCCGAAGGGCTTGTCGATCTTCTGAGCGCGTGCGCTGCCGCTCTGGTAGTTGAAGAGCGCATCGAGGTAGCGAAGGTTCAACGTCGTGGGCAGGTCGCGCCCCGTGACGTCGGTGACCTCCATAGGGCGCGCCTCGTCGCGGCCGCTCTCGTGCGCCGCCAGGTCGTCGGAGTCGATGACGACCTCGGGGGCATTGCGTCGGTAGAAGAACGCCAGCGTGCCGGAGCGGTCCTGCGCGAGAACGTCGGCGCGCACGAGCAGCGGCTGGATCTGCGCCTTGACCTCGGTGGGCCCGCGGACCTGGTAGCCATCGACGGGGACCTGGCCAAGCCCTGAGATGTCGTACTCGCTCGCCAGCCAGCCGGCATCGTCGAGCAGCCTTGCGATGGCCTGGCCGTCGGTCGTCTGCTCGGCCTCTTCGACGAGCGCGCTGATCTGCGGAGGTATGTTCCCGAACTGGTTGACGAGCAGGCGCTCGAACGTGAAGTAGGCGGTGAAGCGGTAGGCCGGCACAAGCCCGACGCCCTCGGCTGCCTCGATGAGCGGGCTCGGAGACTGCGCAACGTTGCCGTCGTAGAAGACGAAGTCCGCGGCGCCGTTCGCCTGGAGCTGCGGCAGCCCCTGCGTGATGTTGACTGCGTTCGGCGCGGCCGTCTCGGCCACGACGATCCCGTCATCGTCTGCGATCTCGAGGAACGTCTCGCCGGTCTGATTGTTTTTGCCGGCAGCAACGCACCGGAAGACGCCGTTGTTCGCAGCCGTCGGCCAGTCGGTCATCGTGACGTCGACGCCGGACTTGAACTTGTGCAGCTTCGGGTCTCCCGCGGGCGACTTGACGCGCATGACCCTCCGCACGAAGTCGCCGTCCGGGTTGTGTTCGTCGAGCGTAGTCGACACGAACTGGTCGCTCGTGACGTCCTTCCCGGGCGCGAAGCCCCAGAGCACCTTGCTGTTGCCCCAGACCTTGAGCAGGTTGCTGATGCCGGCCGCAGGCGCCTCGCCGACGTTGACCGCCATGTCGAAGAAGAAGTTGTAGGACACGATCGTCGAGCCGCCGCCGCCCTTGCCTCCGATCTCCTCCTCGACCTTGACCTGCTGGCGCTCGCTGAGCCATATGTAGCTGCCAGGCACGCGGTTGAATGGGCCGATGGTTTTGTAGACCGGCGAGTGCTCCGCTGTCTGATTGAAGCGGAAGTCCTCGACGCGCGGACCCTCCGGCCCGTCGGGCTGGAAGAGCTGCCCGAGCAGGATACTGTCAGCGTAGGCGCCGACGACCGAGCCGATCGCGCCGCCGAGCGGGCCGCCGATTGCAGTGCCTACGGCGGTGAGTCCGATTTGCACCATTACGCGAGCTCCGGGTGCCGCATGCGCTTGAGGAAGCGCTGCCGCCAGCGCGTATCCCACTCCTGGTCGATGACGTGGCCGATGAGCGACGACGTGTGCAGGAGGCCGCGGCCGACGCCGGTGCTCTCGATGCCGACGTGCTGCGCGATGCTCTTCGACCGCCAGTAGAAGAGGATCACGTCGCCGGCCTGGGCGTCGTCGTCGTCGACGACCTCGAAGGTGCGGCGCAGGTCGGCCTCGAGCGACTGGCCGTCGCCCCAGGGCCCATAGCCCTTCGGGTCGTAGATCGGGAGCCCGAGCTTCTTGCAGGCGTAGGCGACGGGCCCGCCGCAGTCCATGCCGGCGCCCAGGCATCGCCCTTGGTGGATGAACGGCGTTCGCAGGCACTCGAGCGCCGCCTCGACGAAGGCCGTGCGAAGCTCGACGACGGTGCCGGCCGTTGTCGTCATGGTCCCTGGAGCGCCTTGTCGGAGCCGGGCATCGTTGGGTAGCCCTGGAAGTTGACCAGGTTGGCAAACTTCGACGTGCAGATTGTCGCCGTCTTGTTGCAGCCTGCGATGACCGTAAAGGCGTCGCCGATCTGAATGTCGTTCGGCGTTGGCAGGTAGAGCGTGAGCGTGTAGCTGCCGCCGCCGCCGTCGGTGCTCTTCTGGACCTCGCTCACGACGCCGGCGTTGCTGCCCCCCGTCCACTCGACCGTGCCCTCGGTCCAGAAGTCATCGCCCAGGCCGCCAGCCGGCGCGCCGCTCAGGACGAAGACCTGGCGCGGCGAGCTGGGCGAGACAGACTGGGCGAGCTCGGCAGCGAAGGTGAAGGGGCCCAGGGGCGCGGCGCACCGGCCGTCGCCCAGGTCGGCATCGCAGCGCCTCGAATGCCTGCGGCCGACGCGCTGCGTGAGCCGCTTGCCAACCCCGCTCATGTCGGCTTTCCAGTCCTCGCCGTTGAAGCGCAGCGACTCCATGGTGTACGCGGTCGTGACGATCGCGCCGGCCCACGGGAAGCGCCAGTTGACGACGAACTCGCTCACGGCCGCGTTTCGGAAGAGGCCCGCGCGCAGGTCGTCCGACGTGATCGTCGTGCCGGTGACGCCGTCGACCTCGAGGTTGAGATCCTCGAGGCCGTTGGGCATCTCGAGCGAGCTCGGGTCGATGCCCTGAACCGGCGTGTAGGTGTAGGTCGCGAAGTCCTCCTCGCGGAACGGCAGCGGGCGGTCGTGCACTGCGAACCGGAAGACCTGGCCGTCTCGCCTGGTGATGCGCCAAAGGCTCGCCAGGCGCAGCGAACGGCCGCGCATGAGAGACAGTCCGCCTGGCGTGATGGCAAGCACTAGAACGCCCCTCCCGAGCTGAATGACACAGGCTGCGCAGCGGCCCAGACGCCGGCGACGGTCGCGTTGTCCTCGAGCGCCACGACGACCATGTCGCCGATGGCGATGGTCCGGAGCAGCGTCCCGTCGCGGTCGTGCAGGAGCAGCGGGTCGCTCGAGGCCGAGTCGTTGAATACGTAATGCTTGGGCGCGCCGACCCAGCGGTGCGCGGTGGCGTCGCCCAGGCGGACGACCGCGGCCGCGCCGGTTGTCTCGACCGTGATGACGCGGTCACGCCTGGGCCAGAGCTGCATGACCTCGGCCGCGCCGAGCTCGGCGTTGCGGGCGTCGCCGTAGTGGTCTCGCTCGAGGACGGTCATGGTCAGAAGGCGAGCCACTGCCGGAGGGATGGGGCGTCGGTGACGCTCGAGTCGAAGTAGCTAGTGCCGTTGCCCGTGCGAATCTTGACCCGCTTGCTTCCTCCTCCGAACCCGGCTTGCCAGTGATAGTGCGCGACAAAGCGATCCGTTGCGCTTGGCGAGCTCCAGGCCGTAGCCGGGACAGCGTAGACGTAGGTGCCGGCAACGATGAACGCCTGCGAAGGCGACCCGCCTCCCGATTGCAGGACGGTCTCGCCATCCGCGCTGACGCGATACATCGCTGCGAGCGAAGACGCAACGCCCGACCCGAACACATCCTCTTTTACGTCGATCGTCAGCGTGTGCCCGGCGTCGTTCCACTGGTTCGTGCCTGGCTCGCCGACAGGCGTAAACCATCCGACATTGGCCGACGACCCCGCCCCCAGGATCTCAGTGTATTCGCCCTCCGCAACGGTAACGGTACTGAGCAAGAGGTCATCATTGAACGTGCCGTTCCACGGCGGGGGCACGGTCGTCACGCCGCTGCTCGCGTCGGTGAGGTAGAAGCGCTCGATGGCGGTGTCGTTGGTCTGGCTGCCGAGGACGATGGTGATGCCGTCGTCGGTGCCGATGGTGGCGACCAGGTTGGCGGCGTGGTCGCGAACCTCGATCGTGTTGACCAGCGAATGATTGAAGATGAACCAGTGCGGGCCGCCGTGGGGGATGTCCTGCCCGCTGGCCTTGGTCGGGTCTGGCAGCAGCAGGTCGGTCACGCCGTCGGTGGCGCGCACCCGCACGGAGACGTGGGCCCGGGAGAGCTGAACGTCGGCGCCGCTGAGGTCCTCGATGTCGAGGTTCCCGCCGGCGTAGGTGTCTTCGAAGGCGACGAGCTCGTCTCGGATCTCGACGACGGGGATCTGGCCGATGTTGCCGTTCTCGAAGCCGTCGATGGTCGCCTGGAGCCCTCGGTCGGCCTCCTCGCCAAACCGGCACGGCCAGTGCATCTCAAAGCCGGCGGTGATCGTCACGCCGCCGGCAGGGGCAACCGCGAACGTGATGACTCCGGTGGTCCCGTCGATCGTGTAGTCGACGCCCTCAGTCTGCGCGGCAGCGTCGAGCGCGACCAGCACGGTGCTGGCAACCGGCTTGGTGATGGTCGACACGCCCTCGGAAGGGCCCTCGGGGTAGGTCTTGCGGAGCTGGTATTGCAGCTCGACGCCGTCGCCCTGCTCGATGACCTGGTCAAGCGCGGTGGGCGCGTCGCGGCCGTTGAGCGCGCTGGTGAAGTCGAGCGGGTCTTTGTAGCGGAAGCCGAAGAGCGCGCCGGTGCGGGCCTGGAAGAAGGTCTGCAAGAGCGCCAGGTTGTCGAGGGTCTTCAGCCCCCAGGCAACGTCGTAGACGCGGCGCGGAGACTCCCAGCGGCCGACTCTCTCCTCGTGCCCTGAGCTCTGCTCGACGATGCCGGTGCTGAACCCGGGCCCGCCACGAGAGCCGTAGGAGATGATGGTCGGGAAGAGGGTCTCATGTACGGCCATGCGCTAGAGCCTCGCGGTGCGCCGCGCCTGCGCTGCGGCCTGGCGGCCAGACTTGCGGAAGCTGTCGGCGTCGGGGGTGATGATGGTGGTGTTGTTGGTGATGGTGGTGCCGCCGCCGGCGCCGCCAGCGACCTCGACGCCGAGCCTACCACCACGCCCTCGGCGCAGCGGCAGGATGCCCTCCGGCTCCTTCTCGGCGAACGTGGTGAGCGCACCGTTGGCCAGCTGCGCGATGCCTGGGCGATCGAGGATGCCGCCGGACTGGAGCTGGCCGACCTTCTGCCCGGACGTGTCGAAGGCGTTGCCCTTGGCCGACCCGAAGACGTTGCCCGGGGTGCTGAAAGCCCCGCTGAGCGCGCCGACTCCCGATTGAATCCCGCCGGAGATCAACGCGGTCAGCGGCTGGAGCGCAAACTGCTGGAGCAGCTGCTGCTGCAAGGCCTGGAAGAAGGCGCGCGCCGCATCCTTGGCCGTGCTCGCCCCGCTGGCGTAATCCGCGAGCGAGCTGACGAGGGATTGCGCGGCCTGGTCGGCCTGCTCCTGGACGACGCGCCCGCTGTCGATCTCCTGGCGCAGGGCGAGCATGCCCTCGCGCGCCTCGGCGCTGATCTCGATCTCGCCCTGCTGCTCGATGGCCGTGAGCTGGCGCTCGAGGCGCAGCTTGTTCAAGGCCGCGGCGTTGAGGCCGACCTCCTCCCGCTCCTCGAGGAGCCCTGCGTTGACGGCGGCCAGGCTCTGGCGTCCATCCTCCTGCTTGCTGACGAGCTTCTCCTCGGCATCCCCGAGGATCTCGAGGGCCCGCGCGAGCGTGCTGGCCTCCGAGCGGACGCTGCTCAGGTCGACGCCGGCGGCTTGCAGCGCGTCGCTGAGCTGGTCGGTGGCGCTCTTGAGGCGGGCCGATGGGTCGGTGAGCGCGCCCTCGAGGTCGATGTCCGCGATGGCGTCGCGCACTTCCTGGAGCCGGTCGACGACGTTGGTGCCGAGCGCCTCCTCGACCTCCCCTCCGGCATCGCCGGCCACTTCGCCCAGGCTGCGGATGCGGTCGTTGATGAGGTCGAGAATGCCGGTGGTACGCACGCGCGCCAGGTCGAAGCGCGACTCAAACTGGTTCAGGATCTCGTCGGGATCGAGGTCGGGGAGCACGAGGCCGCCGACGCCCATCCCGGACGAGATGCCGCGCGCCCGGGTGAGGCCCTCGATGAAGGCGTCGATGTCCGCGCCGAAGAGGCCGCCCTCGTCGTCGAATGCCGCGCGCAACGTCTTGCGGAGGCCCTGGGCCTCGGCCGGAGTGATGAGGTCATCGGCGGCTGCGTCCGCGAAGGCGTTGCGGACCTCGAGGCGCGCTGCCCCGGCGAGGAAGTCGATGTCACTCTGCTCGAGGCCCAGGCCGAGAGCCTTGGCGATGTCTGTCGTGGCTCCCGACTCGCCGAGCTTCTCGATCTGCAACCTCAGCTTTTCAGCCTGGTCGTTGAGGATGCCGATGTCTGCCGCGATGCCCTTGACGACGCCCTCGGTGTCGCCGAGCTCTGCCGCCTGGGCGACGGCGGCCCGGTTCTCGGCCAGCCTTTGGAGAGCATCGTCGAGATCCGACACGCCCGCCCCGACGCCCTCGAGGGTCTTCTCGAGCTTCTCGGCCTCGGTGCCCATGTCGACGAAGGCCGCGGCCGCCAGGCCTGCGGCCGTGATGACCAGGCCGGCCGGGCTGGAGAGCGCCGCGAAGGCCCGGCCGAGCGCGCTCACGCGAGTCGCTGCGCCGGTGGCCACGCTGAGGCCGTTGGTCGCAGCCGTGGCCGCTATGAGGCTCCTGGTGAGGCCCAAGAGGAAGGTGCCGGCGCGGATCGCAGCGAAGGCCGCGAGTGCGCCGGCTGCGAACTTGATGCTCGTGGCCAGCACGGCAGCAGCCGCGCTCGCCTCCTGCCCCTCGACCTCGATGCCGGACAGCACGCGCAGCGTGTCGGTCGCGACCACGGTTACAGACCGGAACGCGCCGCCCAGGCCGCCGTCGCCGAGCGCAAGCACGAGCTCGGTGGCCGCGCTCGTGAGCGCCTTGAACGACCCGACCAGCGTGTCGTCCTGGAGATCGGCGATTTCCTTGGCCTCGCCTGCGTAGGCCTCGGTGGCCTCCTCGAGCTCGCGGACGCGGTCGACCGACTGGCTCAGGATGATCGCCGTGGCCGCGGTGCGCGCCCCGAAGATGCGGCCCAGGTCGCTCGCCTTGGCCTGGGCGGCCCCGAGCCGCCCGAAGATCGTGATGATGTCGTTGGTCTCGGGACTGAGCGACTCGATCGTGAGCCCGAGGTCGTGGATGGTGTCCCGAGCTCGCTCGGTCGGGTCCGCCAGCTTGAGCAACGCCGTGCGCAACCCGGTGCCGGCGAGCGTGCCCTGGATGCCGCGGTCTCCCAGCACGCCGAGCGCGGCCGATGTCTGCTCGACGGTGTTCCCAAAGGCACCGGCGATGGGTCCGGCGAACTTGAGCGCCTCGCTCAGCTGCAAGATGTTTGTGTTGGCGCGGTTGCTGACGATGACCAGGGCGTCAACGACCTCGACGGTGCGATCGGCGTCCAGGCTGAACTGGCTGACGACGTTGGACGCGATGTCGGCGGCCTTGCCCAGGTCGATCATCCCGACTTGCGCCAGGTTGAGCGTGGCACCAATGGCGGCCATGGACTCGTCGGCGTCGAACCCGGCGCGCGCCAGGAACGTCAGCCCCTCAGACGCCTCGAGGGCCGAGAAGCGCGTCGTGGCCCCGAGCGTGCGCGCCGTGTTGGTGAGGTCCTCGAGCTGGCTCTCGGACGCACGCGCGACGGCGCCCAGGGTGACGATGGACTCCTCGAACTTGCCGATGATCCTGGCGACCTGGCGGATGGCGACGCCGGCGCCGATTGCTCCGACCAGCCCCCGGACCGCGGTGCCTGCCGACTTCGCCGACTTGGTGACCGTGCCGGCCGCACGGTTGAACTCACGGGCTCCCGAGCGAGCTCCGCGCGCGTCGATCCCGAGCCTCAGCGTGGGCATTGGACACTCCCTTTCCGGCTACCGTTTGAGCCTTCGATCGTTCCCCACTCGACCAGGTGCGCCAGGTGTCCTCGAGCCCCAGGACGTCGTCGAACAACGCGCGCCTGCGCTCGAGAGCCCGGACGCCCATAAGCTCGCACCAGTCGCGTAGCTGCCCGATCCCGATGCGTTGCTCGGGCCCGTCGAGCGTCGCGCGCAGGCAGCGCCAGGCGTCGAGCGTGTCCGCCTGGAGCCAGTCGATCTCGGGCTTGGCGTCGTAGCCCTCGACCTTGTGGCGCTTCGACACGCGCTTCCAGAAGTCGCGGTCGCGCTGCGTTCGGTTCCATTTGAGCTCCCAGGACAGGAGCCCAGTCAGTTTCCCCGGGCGGTATCCGCGGCGTTCTTGCGAAAGGTCGCCTCGGCCATCGTGAGCTCGAGCATGTCGTCATAGAAGGGGAGCTCCCGGTCCATGAAGGACGCATACGCGGCCTCCCAGTGGTAGGGGACCTCGGGGCTGTCGGCGTCGTCGGTCTCGGTGACGCCCGACCAGTCCTTGAGCAGCGTCTTGGCCATCGCCTCGGCGTTGATCTCGCGCAGCACGCCCTCGTCTTCATGCGATGGAGCCGGGAGCCCCGCTGCTTCGGCGGCCCTCTTCGCGTCGTTGAGGGCCTGAATCTCAGGCTGGCGCGCGAGTGACAGCTCCTTCAGGAGCTCGGTGTGCTCAGGGTTTCCCCAGCGAGCGACTTGCACGCGGATCCCGCGCGCCTTCGCGTAGTCCTTCCAGACGCCACTTCTCTCGGCGTCGCGGTCGATTCGGGTTCTGTTCAAACTGGGCATGGGTGGGTGCGTTCCTTGCAGGGGGGCTTGAGGCGGTGCTGCTTACGCGACCGGGATTGCCGTGGTGCGGTAGACCCGGAAGGTGCGGTCGGTCAGCGTCTCGCGGTTCGCAGCCCACGACAGCGTGCCGAGCACGTCGTCATCGCCCTGCGGTGCGTTGCGCTGGCCGTCGTCGAAGTTGATGTCGCCGATGTCGAACCAGTACCCCTGGCCATCCGCGTCTGCCATGACGATCGCGAGGCGGCTGCCGGTGAAGTCGAGGTATCGGTCGTAGATGACCTCGCGCCCAGCGGAGTAGTAGAACTCCAGGCTGCCAGAGAGCGCGAGCGTGCTGACGCCGAGGTCGTTGGGCCCGAGCGTGCCGATGATGTTGCGCTCGCGCAGGCCGTTCGCCAGGGCGAGGGACACGTCGCGCAGCTCGATGACCTCGCCGTTCTCGAGGATGCCCTGGACGTTGTCTACGCCGCTGTACGGCTTGAACGCGGGCGCCGTGGTGACGGTCGCTCCGGCGATGTCGACGCTGCTCTCGTTCTTGCCGAGCCATGTGAAGTTACTCTCGACGTTGCCCTGCGCCCCGACCTGCATGTTCCAGGCGTCGATGGCCAGGCCCGTGAAGACCGAGACGGTGCCGATGTCGAGGTAGCGCCGGCGGATCGTGTGCGACCGGCAGACCACGCCGTTCTCGGCATAGCTCGGAATGTCGAAGTCGACGCCCGAGCCGCCTGGGTTGGCCTCGTCGACGAGCGTGGTGAGGCCTTCCACCCTGAGCTCGTCGTTCTCGGTCGTCGGGCTGTCGCTGTGCTCGACTGCCACGACGCGGAAGAGCCCGTTGTTGGCCGGGGTGGCGAAGGCGTTGACCTTGCCGACCTGGACGACGTCGCCCGGGGCCAGGCCGAGGAATGCGTCGTCTCCACCACCGATGAAGCCCTTGACGACGGGTGCGTTCGTGAGGTCTCCGACGGCGACCGTCAAGTTGCCGGCGGCGATCGACTGATCCGCCGTCCAGACGGAAGAGAGCAGCGCCGTCTCGATGAGGGTGTCGAGAGCGGAGTAGCTCAAGAGGTGGTTGGTGTCGCCGCCGGCGTTGACGTTGGTGCGGGTGATGAAGCCGGGCTGACGGTCGCCGCGCAGCTCGTTCTCGCGGTCGGTGGACGTGTTCTGCTTGAGGGTCTCGCCGGTGGTGCGCAAGGCCTCCATCGCGGGCGTGACGGGGGTGACGCCAAAGGACGCCTCGGGGACGATCTCGAGGGCGACCAGGCTGGTATCGGCGCTGATTCCGAAAGGCATGGTTGGGCTCCTGGGCTCAGGTGGTTACGACGGTCCCTTGCCACGGAATCGTGACCTGGACCTGGTAGTAAGGGCCGGCCCGGCCCAGGCGCTCGAGGTTGGACGCCTCGAGTAGGACTCCATCCTGCCGGACCGAGGACATCGAATCGACGACCAGGTCGCCAAGTGCGACCGCTGGCTGGTCGCCTTCTCCGATGGGGACCATGAGGTCGACGATCGTGACCCCTGGCCGAGAGTGGCTCTCGACGCCCCTTTCCAGGCGGATACGTTCGCCTGGCAGGTGCACCACGGCCGCGTGCAGGGCGTGGGGCGGCTCGAATCTGATGTTGGGCCAGCCGACCATGACGCCGGCCCCGTCGAAGACCTCGGCCCAGAGCCGGGCCTCGATCATGGCGAAGACGTCCTCGAGCTCGGCCTCGCCCTCGCTTGCCCCTGCTGGCCGATCTCGTGTCTCGAAGACGTGGAAGGGACAGCGGACCTCGATGGTGTACCAGGCGCCTTCGCGGCCCAGGACCTCGGAGGTCGCCGCGGCCCATTGGATACTGCTCGAGATCGCGGTGGTGAAGGCCGCCTCGATGCGGCGAGCGAGATCCGTTGCGACTCCCCAGGACGAGTCGATGGGGACATGCACGCGGGCCTCGAGCCAGCCGTCCTTGCGCCAGACGACACGCCGGCCGCTCGTGGCGACCTGGGCGTTGGCCCCGGTGACGATGTCGACCTCGCAATGCACGCCGTCGGGGCGCAGCGGGACGCCGGAGCCGTCGACCTCGAGCTCGTTGCTGTAGACGACCGGCAGAACGCTCGGATACGGGGCCACGACCTCAATCTCGAAGCGCGTGCGCGCAATGACGCCGATGCTCTCAAAGCAGCCCTGGCCCGACGGCTCGGCGAGGCCGGAGACGGTCGCCAGCCCGAAGACGGCGCCCTCGAGCTCGCCCTGGGCTTCGCCGTCGTCGTCGGCACACTCACGGCCCAGGGCGAGCTCGAGGGCGCCGTCTTCGGGCTGGCGACCGTCTCCGGCCTCGCCGAGCCGTCGGGCCAGGGCTGCTTTGAGAG